TTGCCCGGACTTGGATTCTACGGCTTAGGTCTAAGCCACATGATTGGCGGCATTGCCAAATCTAGCACCTCAATCCTCCGACAGCTTATTGATGCAGGCACACTGGCTAATCTGCCAGCAGGCTTTAAAGCTCGCGGTATGCGTATTCGAGACGAGGACAGCCCATTACAACCGGGCGAGTTCCGCGACATAGATACCACAGGCGCAAGCTTGCGCGAGAACTTAATTCCGCTGCCGATCAAAGAACCTTCTAATGTGCTCATGCAGCTACTAGGGCTGCTTGTAGACTCAGGTAAGCGGTTTGCGTCTATCGCTGATACGAATGTGGGTGATGTAAACCAAGCGATGCCTGTAGGTACTACAGTGGCTCTATTGGAGCGCGGCACTAAGGTTATGTCTGCTATTCACAAGCGCCTGCACTACAGCCAAAGAATTGAGTTTCAGTTACTCGCTAAAGTCTTTTCCGAGTACCTACCGCCAAGCTATCCATACCAGTCAAAAAATGGCCCTCAAGAAGTCATGGGTACTGATTTTGACGGCAGGGTTGATGTTATCCCAGTTTCCGATCCAAACATATTCAGCCAAAGCCAGCGTATTACGATGGCCCAAGAGCTGATGCAGATGGTTCAATCTAACCCTGAGATACACGGGCCGCAGGGCATTTATGAAGCCTATAGACGAATGTATGCAGCTCTAGGCGTCGATGACGTTGATAGCTTGCTAATGCCGCCCCAACAACCTCAGCCACCTATGCCGATTGATGCAGGGTTAGAAAACAGCGGGTTGTTGATGGGTCAGCCAGCACAAGCTTTTGAGGGTCAAAATCATCAAGCGCACATCGACGCTCACAAGTCTTTGTTCCTGACCACGGTGGTTACGCAAAACCCACAGCTTCAAGGCATGATCATTGCTCACATGATGCAGCACTTGCAGTTCATGGCGGCGCAGATGGCTCAAGAGCAGTTACCGCCTGAGTTGCAACAACAGATGCAGGAAGTTCAGCAGGCCCAGCAGTCTGGACAGGTTCCTCCTGAGCAACTTCAGCAGATGAACTCACAGGTCCAGATGGGTATTGAGCAATATTCTTCGCCAATCCTCGCTCAGCTTACGCAAGAATTATTGCAGTCAATTGGTCAAAATAACGAAGCTGACCCATTAGTTGCAATTCGTGAGCAAGAGCTGGCGCTAAAGGACAAAGAGATTGACATGGACGGTCAGCAGTTTGAGGCCAAGCAGCAGCAACGCGCTGAAGAGAAGTTGCTTGAAACTGAAATTGCCAAAGAACGTATTGGTGTTCAAAAAGCGGTTGCCGATGACAAGTTAGGCGTTGCGATACGCAGGCTAGAACAGCAGGCAGATTTAAAACTCATAGATATGCAAAATAAGAGAGGCCAATAATGGCGATTAGAAGCTCAACCAGTTATGTCAGGGATCGAATTGAAGCTCTGAAAACACAGAAAAAATTAGAACGTGAAGTTGAAGAGGCTTTGGCTACCAAGAAACAAGCTGACGATGCCGAGAAGCAGAGAGTTAGCGATCACAGGATTGCGACTAAGATGGCTCGCATCAATGGCACTGAAGCCCCAGAGCCGCTAGAAGTTTTAGAGCCAGAGCCAGAGCCAGAGCCAGAGCCAGAACCAGAGGCGGTTGTCGAAGAAGCTGTACAGGAAACCGTACAGCCAGAGCCAGAGCCTGCAAAGAAAGATGTAGTTAAAAAGACAAAGGTTAAAAAATCATTTAGGAGCAAAAAATGAAAGATTTAAGCAAGATTCAAAAAGTTGATTCGCCCCAAAAGACCATTAAGTCAATACCTACCACCCCAGAGTTGGTTCGCCGCACAATGGGCGGCAAGATTAAGGTGATAAAGGCCCGTGGTGCAGGTGCTGCAACCCGTGGCTTTAACTTTCATGAGAAAGTGTAGTGGATGACATTGATCTTGGCTCAAAGTTAAAAAGAGTTATTGCTGAGCGGAGAGAAATGATTCGTGAGGTGATGATGGACGGTGTGCTAAAAGATATGGAACATTATAAATCTTTGCAAGGGCAGCTTGAATGTTTATACTTGGTTGAGGACACTATTAGACAATACTATAAGGAAGTATAATCTTGACTATCAAGCCCACAACCGAAGGAGCCTACGTCACAAGCGAGCAACGGTTTCTTGACCCAACTCTTTTAGATAAAACTGTAATTGAACGAATGCCAGACCCAACAGGCTGGCGAATGCTTGTTTTTCCGTTCAAAGGCAAAAAAACCTCAGATGGTGGTATTCACCTTTTGCAAGAAACGGTGAACCGTGAAGCATTAGCAACCGTTGTCGCTGCTGTAGTGAAGATGGGGCCGCTCTGCTACGCAGACAAAGAAAAGTTTGGCGACACGCCGTGGTGCAAAGAAATGCAGTGGGTGTTGATTGGCAGGTACGCAGGGGCGCGTTTTAAGCTGGAAGACGGCGAAGAAGTGCGAATAATCAACGATGATGAGGTCATTGGCACCATTATTGACCCAGAAGATATAGTGAGTTTCACATGATAGAAAATCAAAACGCACAGCAAGTCGAAGAAGAGCAGGTATCAATTGAGGTTGTTGAAGATCCAGTTGAGGGTGTAAGTGATGGCGACGAGCTTGAAAATTACACAAAGTCTGTTTCTAAGCGCATAAACAAGCTAAACCAAAAGAACCGAGAAACTGAAGCGAGAGCGCAACAACTTGAGCAGATAGCCTTACAAAAAGAGGCTGAGCTTCAACAGTATCGCCAATACACGACTCAGCAGTCTGGCGCGGTTTTAGAAAAGGAGCAGGAAGCTCTTTTGTCTAAAGAAGCTCAGATTGACGACGTTTATCGAAAAGCGGTTGAAAGTGGCGATGCTGATTTAATCACCAAAGCAAACAAGCTTCAGAATGACATTGCCATTCAGAAAGAAAAGCTTCGGGTTGCTAAGTCGCGTCAAAGCCAACAGGTGGCTCAAGAGCAATATGTCTCTCAAGGTAATGAGCAGGTTGTTCAGCAACAACAGCAGCAGGCTCAGGCTGAGCAAGAGGTTCAACCTACAGAAGATGCGCTTGAGTGGCATGAAAGAAACCAGTGGTATGCTGACAAAGACAACGAAGAAAACATGAAGGCGACTCAATATGCCTACTATGTTCACTACAATTTAGCGAACGAAGGCTTTGATGTAGGCTCAGATGATTACTACGAAGAGCTAGATTCCCGTGTCGGTACGGTATATCCTCACACCAGATCCGCAAATAGTGGTTCAAAGGTCGTTAAGAATGAAGCTAGACCCGCTGTGCAAAGAGTCGCTTCAGCTACCCAAGGTGGTGGTCGATCAAAAACACAAGGCAATAAGAACGGCGTAAGCTTTTCTAAGTCAGAACTAGAGCGTCTACGAGGCTTAAAGCCGCACAATATGTCTGAAGAGGCATGGTTGCAGCGAGTAGCTAAAGAGAAGCAGAAAATTGCATCAAGAGAGGCAAACTAAAATGGCAGAAGTAAAAGCAAACGCACGTTCATCCCGTGAATCGCAGTCACACGATAATACGACTCGAAGAAAACCGTGGCGTCCAGTGCGCTCATTAGAAACCCCTACACCACCCGAAGGTTACACTTATCGGTGGATCAGGGAATCAATGTTGGGACAAGAAGACCGAGCTAATGTCTCGCGTCGAATTAGAGAAGGTTGGGAACTCGTAAGAGGGACTGAGCTGCCTCCAGAATGGAGATCTCTACCAACAATGGATAATGGCAGGCACGAAGGCGTGGTTTACAACGAAGGGTTGCTGTTAGCGAAGATCCCTAACGAAACTGTGCAAGAGCGTAGAGATTACTATCAAGGTAAGTCTAAAGAGGCTACGGAAGCTTTAGATAACAACTTGTTTAATGAGTCTCGCAGCGATTCACGTTATGTTAAATACGATCCTCAGCGCGACAGCAACGTAACATTTGGTCGAAAATAAGAGGAATTCAAAATGGCGAATCAAGACGCTGCTTTTGGAATGAAGCCAGTCAGAATGATTGGTGGCGCACCCTACTCAGGCGGTCAGAGTCGATATCGTATTGCGGCTGACTATGGCACATCTATTTTCCAAGGCGACATGGTCGCGGCGGTTACAGGTGGCGGCATAGAGGTTCATGCAGATGGCGGGACTGTGCCTATAGTTGGTGTTTTTAACGGTTGTTCGTTCACAGACCCAACGTCTGGTGAGCAAACCTTTAGCAATTTTTACCCTGCAAGCACTGACGCTGCTGACATCATCGCATTTGTGATTGATGATCCAATGGTTGTTTTTGAGATCCAAGCTGCTATAGCTTTCCCAATTGCTGACTTGTTTGGTAACTTTGATATTGTCTATACGACTGCTGGATCTACCAAAACTGGCATTTCTGGAGCTGAGCTTCAAGTCACGGATGGTGGTACTGGCTTAACTTTGTCAGTTAAAGCAATAGACATATCTCAAGACCCAGCAAACTCAGACGTAGCCGCCGCACATACTAATGTGTTGGTTACTATCCAAAACCACCTGTACGGCATAAAAGGCGCAGGCTTAGCATAATAAGGAGCTAAATTATGGCTATTTCAAGAGCACAGCTCGCTAAAGAGCTTGAACCGGGACTTAATGCGTTATTTGGAAATTCTTACTCGGATTATGACCGCGAGTATGAGGAAATATTTTCTATAGAAGACTCTCAAAGAGCCTTTGAAGAAGAAGTCCTCATTACTGGTTTCGGTAATGCACCAACCAAAACTGAAGGCCAAGGCGTTGTCTTTGACAATGCTACTGAGTCTTTCACCGCACGTTATACCCACGACACCATTGCGTTAGCGTTCGCGCTCACCGATGAGGCGGTTGAAGATAACTTATACGATTCGTTAGGTAAGCGATACGTTAAAGCTTTGGCTCGCTCTATGGCAAACACCAAAGAAGTTAAGGGTGCTGATGTACTGAACAATGCGTTCAGCTCAAGCTTTACTGGCGGTGACGGCGTGTCTTTGATCAACACAGCTCACGCACTTGCTGGTGGCGGTACTGCCGCTAACCGCGCAACGTCAATGGCTGACTTGAACGAAACGTCTTTGGAAGATGCGCTGATCGACATCAGCACATTTACTGATGACAAAGGTCTAACGATCTCTGTTCAAGCGTCTAAGCTTGTTGTTCCACCTCAGTTGGTATTTGTTGCTGACCGTATTTTGAACTCTACTTTGCGTTCTGGTACTGCCGACAACGACATCAACTCAATACGCAACACGGGTGTATTACCCGGCGGTTACACGGTAAACCATTACCTGACTGACCCAGATGCGTTCTTCATCTTGACCTCAGTAACTGACGCAGGCGAAGGCTTGAAGATGTTCCAGAGAACAGCGATGGAAACTACAATGGAGCCTGATTTCACTACAGGTAACATCCGTTACAAGGCCCGTGAGCGTTACAGCTTTGGCTTTAGTGACTGGCGTGGCATCTACGGCTCACAAGGCGCGTAGATACCAAGCAATAAAAAAGGGGGCTTATGCCCCCTTTTTTTATGCCTTGTTTTAACCGCTTACGCGGCTTCCGCTTCGTTGAATTTAGCCTTGGTAGGGCGCTTGAAGAAGCCAAACTTCTCATCGTCCTCTGATGGCTGGATGGTTGCTGAGAATGATACTGAGCGACCTTTGACGTTCTCTAGCTTAGATGGCACTGAACCCCAAACCTTGAAGCCTCGGTCATCTTGAACCAACATCTTGAGAGTTGACCCGTACATGGATTCCTGCCATTTAGTGGTAAGAACGATACCGCTGATCTCAATCTTGCCTGTAGGGCATGATTCGGCAGTGGCGTAGATAGCGGCTTGCTCTGCCTCTCTAGCTTCTTGAGCCGCACGGCGTGGAACCATGATGAAGTCCTCAACCAACTTAGCAGCTTCAGAACATTTGTTGGCAACATAAACGTGGCAAACCAAATCACCGCGAGCCTCAAACACCTTGCCGGGCTTGATCATTAAAACGCCCTCTAAGGATTTGGCGAGCTTGTCAGCCACTTCAGCCTCAACGTAATCTATACGAAGCACGGGGCCATCAAATGCAGCCTCAAAACGGTTTATTCCAAACAAAGGGGCTTTTCTGTCTTCGGGCAGGAACTCGCCGCCCATGCAGGTCTTCTCAAAATCTTGCACCTCAAAGCCATCCGAGTCAAACCACCACCAACGCCAAATGTAGCCATCGTGTGGCGCGTGGAGCTTACCGCCGCTACCCTCTACTGGATACGCGCCGTTGGACTCAATTAGGTTTGCCAGCCGCGTTGCGCGTCCCTTAGCGGCAGCGGCAACTCGCGCATTTTGCGCTTCCATCTTTTCAGATACTGCTTTTACTAAATTTTCCATCATCATTCTCCGTTGTTATGCGTTCATTATACCTATCCCGTGTCTATGTGCAAGTCTGTATACACAAATAAATGAAAATAACTTAACTTTTTTTTATGATGATATTGGCATAGACTGGTGGCCTGAGATCAACTCAACCCTAGAAACCAGCTCAGTGGACGCTTACGAAGATTCTGGGGTTTAACTCTCGTAAGGAGAATTTAAGATGGCGAGTACAACTTTCAATGGAGCAGTACGCTCCGAAAACGGTTTTTCAGACGTTACGATAGCTGCCAAAACTGGCACAGTAACCACTAACAGCACCTACGGCACAAACGCCTCTGTAGGCGGCACCCTTAACGTAACTGGCATAGCAACCGGCACATTTATACAACACGTTGGTTTTGCTTCTGGTGTTACTGTAAACAGCACCGCAGGTGACAGCCCTACTATTGGTACTTTTGTGCAGCCAGCAAATACTATTATCACTAACATAAAAATATTTTGCGATGTTGCTCCAGTCATTGGGTCAGGTGATATTGGTTACGAAGTTGGTACATCTTCTTCTGGCGCACAAATTGTTGCGACTCAGGCAGACGAAATCTTAGATGCTGGTACAACTGTTGTTGCTCACAACGTAACGATCACTGAACTAGTGCTTCAAACACAAGATGGCACAACAGCCCCAGCTTCTGTTCAATAC